TCATTTGAAATGTTAAATTTAGACAATTTAAATTGATTATTTAAAGCCATAGATTCTGTAGCATTACGAGAATTGTAAAGTAATTCATGGTTTGTACTATTATTGATTAAATGCAGTCGGCCTGGTTCAGTACATATAAAAATAATTTTAGAATACTCTTGTAATCTATCGATATTATCTAAAAATTTTCTATATGAATAAGACAATGAAGTTCCATATAGTGCAAAGTTTTCTTGTGGTTCATCGCTTAGTTGCGATAATATAGTTGGCCAGCCTATGGCGCCATTCTCATGTGCAAAACTATCTCCAAAAATACCTATCATTAATATTACCTAACATTTTGGTCTATAGAGTTCCACTGCACTACTGCACTGGCATAATTTCGTTTGATACGATTTATCAGTCTAGTTGTATGTGGTGCGACTTTAGAATTCAAAAGTTCTAGTTTGTTTTGCTCTTTGCTATCGATTCTAAATTTATTTCCTTCTGATTCATAAACTAGCTGAGAATTAGCTGATTTTAATTCTACTGAAACCGATGTTTCATCCTGTGCTAATTGTTCAGAAAGTATGATTGCTTGTTGCTTTAATTCTTCTGTAGAAAAAGTTTTTGTTGCAACTGCTTGGTTAATAAACATCTTTAGATGTTTTATATCTCTTTTTAATTCTAACAATGTATTAGAATATGCTCCTTGCCATTGCCTCCAGGCATCACTTGATATAATTGTTGGTGTTGTCTTTGGTGTATTAGTTGATGTCGATGGCAATGAGCCAGTTTTAGGTGTAGCTGAAAGCACTGTTCCTCCTACTGCATTCTTAATAGTATCAAAAGTGTCTCCGAATATACCCGTAACTTCTGCAAATAAATTATGCAAATATGCGTCTAATGGTTTATGTAATTTTGCAGTTTCAGTAAATGGTGATTGTGGGACTCCAGGAGATTGTGATGCTTCTTGTTTTGCTTGGTCCATTGTTTTAATAACAGTACCAGCATCCGCCCTACTATCAATAGATGTAGGAATAGATGAAAGTGCATTCATCGGTGCATTAAGTTTATTAACTGCACCTTTCATTTCATTACTTCCTGTATTAAGTATTACTGCCATTTGACATGGATCTAATGCCGCCGCCGCCATTGATAATGCCAATGCTTTTGAAAGTAATTCACTTGCTAAACCTAATAACTTTTGGGCTTCCATTGCAATCTGGTTTGTAACATCTGCAATCGCATTTGTTACTTTTCCTACCATACTTCCTATCTGCCCTAATATACCACTGAGTGCCGATGTCGCTGAATTTATAACACCAGATACTGCATTAATTACATCACCTATAATGCCTCCTGCACCACTTATCGCACTAGTAATTTGGTCTATAATTCCTGATATGCCTGATTGTTGTAAAAACCCACCTAATTTATCAAATGCATTATCAATAAAATCCATTGTGCCATCAAACCCACCACTTAGCACTCCTAATATTTCATTAAAAAACGAACAACTATCTTTTTGTTCGCCAAACTGAGAATTCATTCCAGCTAAAGCACTAGCATCTGATAGTGTTTTCGGCAAATCACTCATTTGTCCTGTCGTATGTGTTTTTAAAGAATTAAATAGTGCAAGGCCTAATGCCCCTATACCCAATACTTTAATTACATTACCTACATCAACACCTGTTAATTCTAATATGCCGGCAAAAATTGCTGTTTGCTCTATAGCACTAAAGGACCCAAAAGCACCTGCTAACGCTGTAACATTTGCTAACGTTGGGTTTAGTGCAAAGTTGTTTATGATGCCGATACTATTATCTGCTCTTCCAATATATGGATTTGTAAAGTTGTTACCTGCAACTTCACTGGCAATAGTTGATAATGCAGACTGTCTATTAAACTGTTCTTGTCTTGCTATCAATAATGCTTCTTGCCCTGGTGTAAGTGATGCAGATGATGTTGTACTATAATACTGTGCAGGCGTGGTATTTACGTTTGAAAACGTGTATTGTCCTCCGCCTCTATTTACAAATTCTTGATATAGTCTTTCAATTTCTGCTTCACTAGCCATCTTATTATCCTAACTATTTACAATAACATTTCCTGACCCAGAAACAACTTTAATGCCACATGAAAACGAATCGCCTACTCTTCCCAATGGACGCCCATTGACAAAAACATTATGCGAACCTACAACAAGAGGAGTTACATGTGGTGTACAAAAAGGCGGTACACCGTGTGGTGTATCCTTGTCATTCACTCTAAATGCATTTAATCCATTGATGATTACATTTTCAGAACCTGCATCGCACGTACCTGGTCCACAGGGTGAGTGTGCTGATGTACTATCTGTTGTTCTTGCGGCACTTGGCATTACGTTATTAATCCTGAGTCTGGTGTAACTAATCCGCTTGTTGCAGATTGATACGCTTTAGTCGTTTCTTTGTTTGTTTGCAAAACAGAAACTATTTTATCATCACGTAATACAACTTCGCCTTCACTATCACCTGTTACAGTAAATGGCTGAAACGAAATCTGTTGTCCAAAGACCAAAGTCAATGGTTTTTTAACGACAAAATCTGTACCGTTTTCACTTACAAACTTACCTAGCAATTCTTGTCCACCAGTCATTACTAATGTGACAATATCGCCTTCTTTATATTGTTTTGTTTTTAACATTTGCTTTCTCGTATTTATGTTGTTAATTATATATGTATTTATTTCCGATCCTTAAGAGTCGAATTAATCTTCTTTTTATCAAACTTTTCCATAATATGCAAGTCTTTTTTGTGCTTTTCATATTCACATACTTGGCCGTTTGCTCTATTTAAGATATATCCATCACAATATGCAACTAAGTACATATCACCATGTAACATATCATGTACTAACCAAAGTTGGTTATCTCTGTCTGGACATGCAAAATCTACAGTATAATAACACCCTAGACCATTACCACTATGCGTATACCAACCTTCATTGATGTATTCCCAGATATCTGGCCAGGTGTACATATCATCATAGTTGAAGCCATGTGTTGCTGGATCAAGGCTTGTAAACCAATCCATAGTTTCTTGTAGTTGCTTTTTAGAGAAGTCTTTTTGAAGTTCTAGTCTTATCTGTCGCCACTCATAAAGCAAAGTAGCTTTATCACGCATATTACATTGTCCATCTTTTAACCGTAAAACTTATATCTGTTTCAAATCCTGCATTTTGTGTATAATTAAACTTGATATCATCGCCGTCAATTACTGCATCAAAATTAATATTTGAAAATTCATCTGGTTCTGCAATGTTATCTCCATCATCTTGCCAAATTTCTGTGTTATCATCGCTAAGTTTTACTTGGTTGATACCTTGCGGAACACCATTAATTACTTTAATTTGTCCTACTCTTACATATGTCACATTGCCGTCAGTTTGTTTTAATGAGTAGTCAATAAAGAATGATGTACAATCTGTCTTAAGATATCTTAAAAATGTACCTGCTGTTGTTTTTAGTTCTTTGTTAAATAGACTTGAACGCCTGCCTGTTGCCGCATCTAACGATTGTAAATGCTGGTCTGCAAACATTTGATTAAAAGAGTTTTCTGTTACAACTTCTACGTTACGTCTTGCACGTCCGTATTCATGTACGTTAAATGAACCTGATGTGTCCATTGCAGTTATCAACGCATCAACATCTGAAACCTGACGAATAACTAAATCTTCATCAATAGTTAAACCTGGTTCTGGGTTGTCTGCACTATCTAACCAAGACTGAACAACTGCTTGTGCATTTGTAAATGGATCAAACTGTAATTCATTGATTGCTGAATCAATACCAACATATAACTGATTGGTATCATAAGCAAAGCCCATTTCTCCTGTTTCAAGGGTATCTGCACTAATTTCTTTTCTTAGTCCACGTCTGAGTAAAATTTTAACGTTAGTTGTAGCCATCTAAAACTCCTAATTACTACATGTATTTATCAAAATACTCTTGAACCTTGTTCGCCCATTGTAGCGAATACTTGTCAAATTCGTTTTCTTCTACAACAAATTCTTGATAATTGCCCATGTTGTCTGCTTCTGCATCCCAACCAATCATCATGATAACAATAGTTTTGATATCTGTTCCATGTATCTCATTATGTGCGGCCGAATATGCGGCACCTTGTAAAAAATAATCATCAATCCATTCACGTTTTTTTGGTTTACGAGAAGTCTTAAAGTCAATGATTGCAGGCTTCCCTTTCCATACACCAACACAATCAGTGGTACCTGCATATAATCCGGGATAGTACAGAGGAACTTCTGTACCCCAAACTTCATCTACGTTTGAGAGTCCTTTGTCAATAACAATGTCTGATAATTCTTTTGCCATTTGATGAATAAGATTAGACCCATTTGGTCTATCTTCTTCAAGTATAAATTTTTCGATATGTAAGTGAACTTGTGTGCCTATACCTGTTGCAAGTTTCATAATGCGATTTGCTTCTTCATCGCCTACTCTTTTGCGCCATTCATATAATGCAGTTTTGTCCTTAAGTGCATCCAGCACTGTAGTAACACTCGGTAATGGTTTTCCTGTAGGTGTTTGATAATGTCGAGATCCATCCACATTAACACGTTCTAAGGGTTGATAGTTATATTTTTCTAGTAGCATACTAATAGTATACTACAGAATCATATAGAATGCAAGTGAAACTTACAAATTTTCGTTAATTTGTGCGATTAAATCTGCTTTAGTTTTTCTTCGGTCTAGTGACAAACCTAAATTTTCTTCTGCCCACATGTCTATTTCTTTCTTAGTCATTGATGCAAAATCTGGTCTTTCAGCAAGTGACACAGACTTTTTAGCCATAATAGCTTCTTTTTCTGCTCTTGCTTCTGTGATAATCTCAGGTGTTGTGATAACTTCCGCTTCTGCAATCTTACGTTCTTCTCTAGTAGATATTGCTTTCTTGTCTGCAACTCTTTGCATAAATTCACGGTGTCTTTTAGCACTAGCAATTTCTTTACGAACTTCTTTTTGTGAGTCCGATAATTTTTCTGTGCCTTTGTTTGCGTTATCTTCTAAATCCTGAGCAACCTTATTTGCCATTTCTTTTTTAGAAATAATATTGTGTTCGCCTTTAATAATTAAGCCCATTATTTTATCCTCTTATTCGCTGTTTTAACAGCAAGTTTTTTAACTGTTTCGCGGTCTTTTTCTTTATCATTGTTTCCACCAGATGGGGCTCCGGCTAAATCAATGGTATCGACTGTTACTTTACTAACATACTTGCTATTAGACAATATATCTACTAAACTTTCTGGAGTAACACTATACCCCATGTCTGTCAACTCATCTACCATCATATCAGTACCTACGGTGCCAATATCATTTGCTTTTAGTCTAACAAGATACGCATTTATATCATTACGCATCTGTGCATTGTAGTTTGCGTCTTCGTTCAACAGACTTGAAATTTTCATGTTTAGTCTCTTTTCGCACGACCTAATGGTTCATCAATTTCACCCGATGCAGATTCGTCGCCACCGGCTATATCTGCCGTAATGTCGCTTTCCATATCATCTTGCATGTCGCCGCCCATTTCGTTGTCAGCTGGTGCCATTGAATCATCTGATGCCGCTTCGCCTGAAAGAACTAGAGTAGCATTATTAACTGAATCTTTTGCTGTTCGTGCCGAGTCTAATAAACTAGCAATCGCTGAATCAACAGAAGATTTAAATGTTCCTGCTTGGTCTGGTCCATGGGTATAAGCCATTTCATCAGATAGTGGACCTAATTGGTCGTTTTGAATTTTACCTAATTTTTCGATAACGTCTTGTAGTTCGTCTACGATACCACGTGCCGCCATTGTAATTTCAGCCTCAGCCGCGTCACCTTCTAGTAGTTTATTCAACTGTGCTAGAAGACTTTCTTCTAAATTTTCATTAGAAACCTCGGCAGATTTTTTATCTGTATTTTCCATTTTTGGTTCCTTTGTTTTAGTGTTTTCTTCGGCCTTCTTAGCGTGAACAGCCTTACGTTGTGCATCACTTACGTATTTGTGTTTTCCACCTTCGTCAAGTGTTTGCTCTTTGTGTGCTTTCAACAATGACTTAACTGTTTCTAGCATCATCATAGTTTCTACGTACTCACGGTTTTGATAGTCTGAACGCATTTCACGTTTCTTTGATTCCAGCTTATCTTTAGCCTCGCTTAATGATTTCAAGTCTCCTTCAACTGAATAATTGAAGTTTGACTTGAGATACTCATTTAGTTTTGACGATATCATTATTGTATCTGTCTTAAAAAAGTTTGTACTTCTCATGGTAATTGCCCCATTACATAATATGTTTATATTATGTATTTATCTTTTTAAATTAAATTAGTGGTTTTTGTGTTTTAATAGCTTCATACAACTCATTAACGTGCTTTTTAGCATTCCAGGCTTCTGCTTTCGCTCTACTAAATCGAGCCTCTGCTATGTCCATCTTACCAAAATCGTTACGCTTCTTTGCTAACTTGTATGTATTTTTATGCTGTAATGCATCATAATAGAATTTTTCGAATACTGCATTGGTTGAAATAACTTTTGTTATCTCTTGTGAGTTAATCTTTCTGCCTTCATTCAAATGATGTACTAAAATATATGCTGTTTCATACGCTCTTAAATCTTCAAACAGCGTGTCATTTGTTCTACTATCAACAATATTAAAGGCCTTATCGTCTGTTTTTTCAACAGCATATATACCTACTTGTACACCTTTTGGTGTTTTTTTAGATTCATTAATTGTAGTTGCAACTTTTTTTGCAACGTTTGCCGTAGCACCTTGGAAATTTCTCATAATATTTTCCATGGCTTTGATGTCCGCAGTTTTTATACCGGGACTTACATCCACTATCTCGTTCCCACCCTGAGATTGTTGTGCTTCTGTTTGTGCTTTTAATCCACTCTTATCGCCATTCATAGCTTTAAGAAGATTCGCCATTGCACCTACATCTGCTCTACTTGGTCCAGTCATTACTTCCTCCGTTATACAGTCCTATACCCTCTTAATGAAGGCACAAGAACACCTTTGTGTGACAGTCTTTCTGCAATTATCTGTTCTCTTTCAGATAATTGTGTTTCATTGACATATTCATTTTCTGAGAAATATTTAGCAATTAAATCGCTCTCTTCCTCATTAATCATTACGTATAATCCACCTAAAACTTCTGTTAATCTCATTCAATACCCCTAAAATTACTTGTTCAGTTTATTTAATAGATTTCTAAATTGTGTTGCAGTTCTAGGATCCGCCGCTAAAGCATCAACCGATGATGCTTGTTGTGCCATTGCTTTACGCTGTATTGGCGTTAGTGCTTTTCCTTGTCCTGCCTGCGTGACTGCATCTGCCGCCTGTTGTGCAGTTGCTCCGCCTAAATTATCTTTTCCTAATCGTTGCATCGCTTGTGCTTTTTTAGTTTTATCTGCCGCTGTTGGTGCCTGTGCTGTAGCGCCCGCTGATGCGGCCTTTGATGCTCTCATTTCGCCAGGAGACTGGGTTCCACCAGCTGAATACTGTTCTTTAAACATACGTGATGGAATCTTTTCTTTCTCAATTTTCTTAGCATATTTCAAGTCTTCTTTATCTACAGGACCTTTAAACCCATATGACTTGTCGTAGATGTGTTCCCAGCCATTGCCATCATTCTTAATATATGAAATTGCCGTATCTGGGTAGCGTACAATTCCGTACTTTGCATTATCTACAAATTCTTCATTCACTCCAAGACCTAAAATTTCTCTTGATGTTTCCATTTCTGTGTTTCTAACAGCCTTGACAAGTTCTATATACTGTTTAAAATCTAAAGTCTTCAATCTGTCACGAACTACTTCTTCTTTCTCTCCAACCAAATCGGCAATATCTGCAATTTTGTCATCGATGCTTTCAGTTCTCATTGATTTTTGTATTTCTTCTTTTAAATTCATAATAGTACCTCTTACCTTTTATTCAACGTTTTTAAACGTCTACTTGCAGGATTCATTCTTCTTGTCATAGCCGCTTTTCGTTTCAACCTTGATCCTAGTTTTGCTTTTGTCCTAGCAAGAGTAAATCTCTTTTTAATATCAACTGGCTTAAAACAAGCCGTCGGAGTTGATACAGTTTTACCTTTTAATCTACCAGATGAACATCTGTACTTACGTACAATTTGTCTGCCTTTTCTAGCATAAACTAGTTTGGCTTCTTCTACTGGTTGGAGAACTTCAAATACTTGCATTATATACCTACCGCACTGCCAAATACAGATGTTAATAACGCTAACAACATTGTAGCAAATAATGTAGAACTTGCCCAGATAATAATCTTTTTAAGTTCAGAAATACCTTCTTTAGTTTCAGAGGCATTTTTCTCAATAAGACCTTCTAATCTAACAATACTTGTGTCAAGGTTTTTGAATCTTTCATGGGCAACAGCTACATGAGTTTCTAAACTTTCTGCTTCTAACTGCGCCAACTTGCTATCAATTCCTGCCATAATAAAACTCCAAATCTAGGGAAAGTGTTATCCCGTTGATTGTATTTATCATTTTAATTCAGAAATTTTTTATGCGAATTTAATGTATTTTTGCTTTTCTGGTTTAGGTTCATTTTTCCACATATTTCCAACATCAGTATATGACATATTCATTTCTTTTGTATGAGGATTATATGTTTTTCTAGTACTAGTAGAACCAACTCCTAGTCCAACAGCAACATAGAGGTCTTTCATATCGTCTATGTTTAATTTTTCTTTAATCTTATCCAAATGCTCGTATTCCCAATCCATACAATTACAAAATCCACTGTCCAATCCTTTAGTTTTCGCTGAAAGCATAATATTAGTAGATGCAATTCCTATTTCCATTGCAGTTATCATATGTCTATTGTACACTTGTGTCTGTAAATCAATAGTATGAGAAGGATCACCTTCTCTATTCCAAGGTGCATCTTTTCTTCTAGTAAATACTAAAAGGTACGGTGCTAATACTTGTGTGTTATATTGTGCATTTGGTGTTCTTGGGTCACGTTGACAAAAATTATTGAAATGATTTCTAAATTCTGTATCTGACCAATCAAATATATTGATTTCGTATCTTACTACATTTTGTTTTGAAGCTGAACGCCTATGAACTTCGTCCATTATTTCTTCGACAACGCTTTTATCAACAACCTGATCCATATCCCAAGTTGTTGTTTGTACTCTGTCGTCAATTAATGATGCCCATTCCATTATAGAATGTCTGACATTACATATTCTATATTAACGCCTTCTTGCAAAGAAACACCGTCAATGGTAATGCCCTCAGTAAGTTCTTTTAATATAGAAGTGGTATCGCCATTTCTTTCAAATACTTTACCATGCTCTACTGCAAACTTAAATAGCATACCAGCGCCCGTTAACGATGGAGCTAGTCCATCTAGTGACACTGATAAAGGGTTATTCATAATGATAGGTTGTGCAACTAATGAAACTAAGTTAACTATGTCATCAAAATTTTGCTGTGACTGGTCCGAAACATCACCGGTTGATGTAATGTCTAATCCTTTTACATACAATGTGTAAAAGTTGATATTGCCTGATAAGTTTTCACCAGCACTTGCGGCTCCATGTATTCTTGCCATATTTTTTCTCCAAATATAAATTTATATTCTTGTTATATGTATTTATCATTTTATAAGGTAAATCAAAGGCAAAAAAAAGACCCTCTTAAAGAGGGCCTTTTAATTACACGTAAAGTGTGGGTTGGACTTAAAGTCCAGGGGGGTAATAACTTAGTAATCGAAGTCGGCTACTGAGAAATCAGCACCTAGAGCCGCGTCTAAACCAGCGGCATCCCATGCGCCGTTGTTTTCTACTGCGATTCTTACATCGTTACCATCGATAGCACCAACTAGTACTACTGTAGCACGTGTTCCTGTGCCTTCGATAATTGCTTTCATGTCGCCTGCCGCCATACCAGTCTTAGTCACTGTGAAGTGATTTAAGTTACCAGTAAGGAATTGACCTGCTGAATATGTTTCATGTACTTTTGCCATTTTAGTTCTCCTAAATAACTATTTCCTCGGGCATTATAAAATTGTAGTGCCCTATGCTTTTATTTATCTTTTTTTGCAAAAAAGTGGGTTTTATTTACCTCTGGATCCGTATTTCCCACCAATATTTCTTCCAGTTTGATAAGATGTCTTGCCCATTGCTTTTCCTAGCTTGCCTGCACCGTATATTACGCCTACAGCCGCCGCGGCCTTAGTAATTGGACTGTCCCAAATCTTCTTTTTGGTGTCTTTTTCGTCATTTACAACATAATTTCCACGCTTCTGGAACTTCTGTAATGCTGGAAATAACTCACTACGCATTGCTTTTCTACGTAGATATTGCATCATTCTGGTTGTTACTAATGCTTTCTGATTTTGATTTAGATTATCCCAATCACCTACAAGTCTTCTCATAGATTTAAGCATTCCATCTTGTATATTCAAATCACGCTGAAATCTTAACAGCATTCTTTGTTCAAATCCAGGTTCTGATTTACTTGCTGATATATGACCTAGATATCTTATAACTTCTTGTCTTTTTAAATTAATACGCTTTAGTGCTATTTCATCACGTTCATCATCTGCACTAACTTCTTTACCTATTATACGATTAAGCATGATATACAAGTCAGTACCGCTTGTTCTAAAGTAATCGAAATTACGGTATGCGATTGTTCTCCCAGCATATTCTGATGCCAATGGTGCAAACTCATAGTCTTTATTAAACATATTTAAAATCATCATATATGCAAATGTTAACTCTGCCGCATCATCTACATTTGTTTTATTCTGATTTTGTTTTGTTCTAAACAGTCTACTTTCTGTGAACGTATTAACTAATTGTAATTTGCCTTTATATTGTTCCATCATTTTGTATTCCTCGATTGCAATACTTGACTGCATTTATCACTAGCATAAGTTGTAAACCATCTTGGAGCAAACGCATGTATCATACACGCATATGCGGCCTTTTCTAGTTGCCACGAAACCCACATTGCATGTTTAAAATGTTCCCAGCGTGTTTCGCCTACTTCTTCTAAGTGTAATTTACATTTCTTACTTAACATCTAACTAATCCCTTGGTGCGAAATTTGCCGCACTAAACTCTAATCTATCTACAATCTTCATTGCTCTACCAACATGGTCAACAATAACAAATCCTTCTGGATCTGTGACTTTAAATGAACCGTCTGGTTGTTCAATGAAACTGTCTATTGCTTTAATGTTCTTCATCTTTTGCTGAAACATCATTTTTACTGCTTCAACTTTAAGATATGCACGATACATTTCTGCAATTTGTGTCTCGTATGTATTTATGATATTAGCTAACGCATCTTTTGTTTGTAATCTAGCCTGTCCTGCTTTGCCTTCAGGTCCTGTAGCTAAACCGCTAATTTCTTTATCTAATTTATTATTTAAACCCTGTAAAAACTCTTTAACAAATTTAGTTACATCTGATTCTAATGCTTGTCCAGAACGTATTGGTAAGTTTGCGTGTGCCTTAATAGCTTGTACTAAGTCAATAGACCCTATCTTTTGATTAATTGCTTTGAAAGTATCTGCATCAATTTTCATTGAAGATAATTCTTTAATTGCTTGTTTAATCTTTGCAACATTTTCTTGCTTTAGTTGTACCTGTCCTGATACATCTTTAATACGTGCATCAGTAAACCAAACTTTAGATGAAGACTTAAGTTTACTTGAATCATAACCAAATGATGCTTTCATGTCTGCTAGACTATCGCCTGCATAACTTGTATGAAACACAATTCCTATTTCAGCCGACTGCATTTCTTTTGCTGTTTTGCTATCTGCTGGTACAACGTATGTGATTGTATTTGGTTTAAATGCAATATGAGATTTGCCATCTATATTAACAGTTTTCAAATCACCTTTAGTAAACAATAAGTCACCTTGTATAACACCCTCAATACCTAAGTCTTTTAGGTACTCTAATGATGCCGATAGCTTATTTCTCAAACCTGCTTTACTTACTTCTTCACCGTTCTTAGTAGTATCTTGGTGATTGTTTTCAATGTCAGCTTGTGATTTATTTAATTTTGGTGTTTTTGCAAATACGCCTTTTGTGCCTACAAAGAATTGTCCATCTGATGGATCTGTTCCGCAAAATACTGCCGGAGAACCATCCCATTTCGTAGTGATAGCGTCTCCGCCACCTTGTCCATCAAGTGTACTTAATAATTTAGTGAAAGTGTCTACGACTCTTTTTAATCCAGACGTACCATGCATAAACACAAGTTCTTCTGCGTGGTCTAAGTGCGTATTCTTATCTTCCTGTAATTCAGAATCTAGCAGACCTTTCATTTTATTATGAAAGCCTACTTGCTTAAGACGAGGTTTGCGTGGTCCTCTAAACCTACGTTCTCTGCCTTTGCTTAATGTAATCTCTCTTATTTTCATTTCTTATCCCCATACGGGCTTTCGCCTGTTAGATGTGGTCTAGCAAACCATAATTTAAACCATTCATCTGTTCCTGGCTTAACATCATGCTTTTTCATATATTGAGATTTTTCAGTACCCGAATAAGATATGTTTTCTTGGGTGGCTTGCTGTTGGTATGGTTTGTATATACCTGCAAGTTTTCTTAATTGATTTAACTGTTCTTCAAAATCCATCTATGTTTTAGCCTTGACACTTTTTATTCCACGTTTAAACTTCCTAGGGTCTTGTGACCTAATACTATTAACTAGACGCTTGGTCAAGTCATTTGCAGTATCCTCATCAAACTCTCTGCTAATAAATTCAATAAGATTTATAGCACCAGATATGATATGTTCGCCTTTTTGCTCAACCAAACGTTCTTTTTCTTTATCAAAAGCTAAAGAATTTAATTCATCAAATAGGCTTCTACGAGGTTTATCCATGATATTTCTCCGTTCTAACTGTATTTATCAGTTTTCATCAAAAGGAGAACGTGTCTTGGTCTTTAACATTGCTCTCAGATTCATTGCAACATCCGTTTTTTCTTCTGTTTGCGTTTCTTGTGTATTTACTGTAGTTTTCTTACGTAAATTTTCCATCAAGTCTGTAGCACTTGATGATGTTTGTCCATCATCTTCTGATGTATCATCTGAAATTCTTAAGCTATCTCTATCAAAAACTAGATTAACTTTACTTCCTACACCACTAGATGAACGAGTTTTTAATAACTGCAACTGATATTGTCCACGCTCACGCATTGTGTGACTTGTAAAAATACCAATAACGTTATCCGCTGTTTGAATTTTAGATATACCACCTGCAATATGAGAATGGTCAAATTCGATTTCTTCTACCGCACTTCTATTTAACTGTGATGCAGTAACCATAACTGTTTGAGTTTCCATAGCAAAGTTACGAATTTCTTCTGTAACATATTTGTCTTTGATAAACAAATCACTTGCTGATACTTTCTTTGTTGCAGGCATTAACAAATCTAAGTAGTCAATACACATACAATCTATAGATTTGCCTGTCTGTATTTGCAGTTCTTTGATGTATGACCTTACATCATTAATTGTAGAACCAGAAGGCATATACTTAACTCTTAACATGCCTGACTTCTTACTTTTAGTTTTAACTTGAAGTTCTACATCATCTAATTCTTTAAAGATACGTTTTGTACTTCTATCTGTTTGCATCGCATACATACGCATACTTGACAATGCTTCCGAAAGTTCCAGTGTTATGTAAACACAGTTCAATCCTGCTTCTGCCCAATTCAAACTCATGTTCTGCATGAACAAAGATTTACCTGCACCTGAACCACCTGCAAAAATAGTTATCTCGCCTCGGTTGATGCCACCATATAATTTGTCATCAAGCACCTTCCAACCAGTAGTCATTTGCCCATTGTTATCTTTGAGACCTTCAAGTACGCTTCTAGGATCTGCATAATAATCTGTACCCAATGAACGGGCAAGACCAGTCTGTACTGCTTCTTTAATTCTAAGTTCTACTTCACCATATTGACCTTGTTCAAGTAAATCTGCACTATCAATAATTGCACGTTCAATCGCTTTATGTCTACTAAATGTTTCAAACTCATCAATAAACCAATCTGTGTGTTGTTCAATATTATCTATTAATTCAATTTCTTGCCCTGTCTGTGCTTTAATTATAGCAGGAGTTGGTACAGTCGAGTATTCTTCGCTATGCTCAACTAAAGTTTCAACAACTTTTCTTAGATTTCTATCAAAAAATTTAGGTTCAACAATAGCACGTACCCGTGAATAAAGTTCAGGATCGCTTATCATAAATTGAACAAATAGTTTTTGTAAATCTACGCTATAATCTTTTACATCAGCCATATGTATATTCTACTCTCTCTCAGTATTAATGTCAACTGTTTTCTGCTCTTTCATGTAACAATCGTACACCCTATCAAAATTCTTATCTTCCCATTCATAATTATCTGTAAGAAATTTTCTTAACTTTTCTTTATCATATATGTATTCTAATTCAAGAACCTTATCTTCCTTACGTTTTTCTTTAGATATAATATGAGACTCATTCACATGTTTACTTAAATTAAATGGTACATCTGACTTATTTTTACGTAATTTATTACTATTAAGAATATCCAAACTCTTTTGTGTATTAATACAAATAAACAAAGTTTCATTAATTTTATAATACTTAGATAGTGCCTGATATTCCTTTAGTCCACCAAACTTATCAATTATATAAAATCCATCATGGAATGTCGTAATAGATGATTGTAAAGACCATCTGTCAGATGGAACCATATTTAATTTATACGAATGTACATCAATCATATTGATATATTGTTTTATACTACCCGGCTTATGTATCTCATTGCAAAATGTTCTGGAAAAATCAGCAATATGATTGCACATCTTAATTGGTCTGATTGCTCCTACATCATCAATATGACAAAAGTCCTCAAACCATATATCCTTCGTATTGACATAAATTGAAAATTTGTTATCATCTGTAATTCTTACCAAATCAACATTAGGATCTCCTACTGTTAGTAGAAGCCTAATAAAGTCACCACATGCACCACCGTGATATGTTATTGCACGATGGGTGCATCCGTTTGGCACTAATGGTATCACGAATTCAGTCTCGATTTAAATAAACTACTTACACTTTCTTCATTACTAACTCTACGAATTGCTTCACCAAATAATTTTGAAACACTGGCTTGTCGTGTCTTCTTGCAAGTTTTAGGGCAACGATTAGAAATGCTATCAGTTACTACTAATTCTTCTAACACACTAGCTTCTACTTTCTCACATGCTTCTCCTGTAAGAACTCCGTGTGTAATATATGCTCGTACACTTAGGGCGCCAGCATCCATAATTGCCTGTGCGGCATTGCACAATGTTCCGCCACTGTCAACAATATCATCTACTAAAATAGCATGTTGTCCGTTAACTTCACCAATAATATTCATTACTTCGCTTACACCTGCTTTAGGTCTACGCTTGTCAACAATCGCAATGTCTCCGTGAAACATATCAGCAAATTTTCTAGCACGTACAGTACCACCAGCATCGGGTGAAACAAATACACATCCTTCAGTAGTGTCAACATTTCGTTCAATATCTTTTGCAAATGCAATACGACTTGTTAAATCATCTACGGGAATATCAAAGAAGCCTTGAATTTGGCCTGCGTGTAAATCCATTGTAAGTATTCTATCTGCACCTGCTTCTGTCAACAAGTTTGCAACAAGTTTAGCTGTAATAGGAGTGCGACTAGCACTCTTTCTATCTTGTCTAGCATAACCAAAATAAGGGATTACTGCGGTGATACGCCTAGCACTACTACGCTTAGCCGCATCAATCATAATCATAAGTTCCATTAAATTATCATTAACTGGTGTGCTTGTGCTTTGTACAATAAACACATCTTCGCCTCGAATATTTTCATGAAATTCTACAGAACACTCACCATCAGCAAATGTTTTAATTTCGGCTGGAACAATATCAGTAAAACAATGTTCAGCTATCTTCTCTGCTAGTTCAATATTACTATTGCCTGCAATAATTTTCATGTGTACCACCTTTACAAATTGTTATTATTATAATAGTAGAATAGCACTTTTCTAATAAAAAGTCAACAGAAATATGCTAGTAAGTAGCAATCACTTCATCCGCAATACCATGCTTAACTGCCTCCTCCGGAGTTAACCAGTGGTCTGTTTTGGGTGCTAACATATGTTTACGAATGTACGTTTTAGTTTTTCCTGTACACTTAAGGTAATGTTCCATTAGTTTCTCATTAGTCCAGTCCATGTGTTTACGACTTTCAACCATATCATGGTATTGTCCTTTTGTGCCACCTGAAAATTCATGTGACATGACTGCGGTATTTTGTGTAAGATAACGATGTCCTTTAACACCACTCATCATTAGCATAACACCACAACTTGCAATAGAACCCATTCCATATGTATATACTGGAATACGTGATTGTTTAATTGTATCGATTAGATGCATACAACTATCTACATAACCACCTGGTGAATTGATATACAAGTGAATAACTTCTGGTGCTTTATCTTTTGGCATCAAGTTATATTCAACAATCATTTTCACAAGAGGCATACAGTTGTCTTGGTTAAATTCTTTATCCATAAATAGTACACCATTTTCTCTTAAGAATTCTCCCGGCTGTTTAGGTGGGACAGGAGGTGTCGGCATCGGAGGGGGTGGGGGTGGTGCCGGTTGTTCTTTAGGTTCTGGTATTACTGTACTCTTTAATTTTTTCATAGTTTAGTTTATCCTATTCTCATTTTCACACTTATCTTAGTGTTGTTACTTATACGTGCATCTATAATACTTTGTAGGGCATATAGTTTTCCATAACGTTGAATTGCATCTGCGGCATCTTTTATATCATCTTCCCACATAGGGAAAGATACACTCCAACCATTTTCTTGTGCTTGTTTGATTAATTTCTCTCCTGCTTTATCTCTATCAGGACAAACAATCACTTCTCCTTTAAACTGATTAATATAATCAATTTGGTCTTGTGAAGCCTCATTACTTGTAATCGCAATACAATCTAATGCAAGTGCATCAATTATACCTTCACATACGATTAAGTATTTATTATTAGATTTTACCTTGTCTACATTATGCAAAAACTTTTTAGGTGCTTTTGTCATGTATTTAGACGTTGACTTTCCTGTTATGTCACGACCAGTATATCCAACTATTCTATCTCCTTGATAAAAGGGAAATATAACTCTATTCTTAAATAATTTATCAGGAGACCAATAACAATTATCTATATCATCGTATACTCCTCTATCAATTAAATATTTAACTGCATAGATGGCACCTTCGGGAGGATTATCTTTTGCTAATAAAACTTCTAAATCTTCTGAGCCTTCTGGCAGAATGCAGTCAGGGAAACTTGGCACCCGTGTAACTTGTGTCTTTGAAGTGAATAGGTATGGACCTTCAGACAATTCTTTCTGACGGATTGCTTCTAACTGTAAACGCTTAATCTCGCTTTCAGAAACATTCATATTACGCATGAGTTTTAGAAATTTCTTATTCAGTATTCTACCGTGACGATGGCTTGCAGTGAATCCACAGTTAAAACAGTGGTATGATATGGAATCACCGTCGCTACGAATACCCCCACGCATTCTGTTATCCAATCGAGATTCGCCTTCCTCGATACAACATGGGCAGTTGAAACTAGTCCAGCCGCCACTAGATTGTCTGTTCTTTCCAGGGATATGTGTGAATATTACTTGTTGAAGGTCCATACTAGTATAATAACAAACTAGGACCAGAAAGTCAAGTGATTATTAGTTTCTTAATAGAACTTTTTTTATGGATCCGTTAGTCGCAGTGTAACGAATTCTTATCCAATTTACGTTTGCTTCAAGTACATATGCTTGTACGCCAGTCTCATTATTAACCGTGATATCTGGATTTGAAAATAGCTTTGGATTGATATTAAACCAATCTGTTTGTGCCGAACTAGGTTGTTCACTTAAATCGCCTTGTAAATTAACAGTTCCAGAAAAATTGTCAAAATATAAGGCTATAGTATGAATTGATTTTGATTTTGATGTTTTGGATGAGCCATCAAAAGCAGTTGAAATAAAGTAAGAGCCATCATTAAAAAATATTTCAGATTCCTGTGAGTCAACAAATTCTGGATATACATCATCCACTACTTCAATAACGCCTTTAGCATTATCGTAAGTATCGGTATATATAATTTGTTCTACGCCATTCTCTACTGTGTACATAGCAAATTGATAATAGCCCTGAGGTAGCATAATCGTATCCGCTGTATGTATAACTAAGGATGCCATACCTTTGGTAGCATTGGTAACTGTAAGGTATTTGAATAGTACGTTCTCTCTCGATTCTCTATCGTACATTTTCCATATTATAGTTTTATTAGTTAAGTCGATAGATTTTCTATCGGTATCTTTTATCGTAAATCTAAGAGTATTATCAATACCCTTATGTAGTTTGTGTTGTCCATCATACATTGGCATATTCCTCAGGTAAGTTGTCATATTACCTGTGTTGTTACCATCTGCACAAGTAATTTCTATATCTCTATCGTATTGAAACAGGTTAAAGTTCATCATGTATGTATTTATCACCCAGAAGTCATTTTCCTAACTTTGCTAAATATATGTGATGGACAATGAAAAACAACAATGGATGCAAGAAAATTATCCTTTTTTCTCATATGTACGATATGGAAATAAAAAAGAATATAAAGAGTATCTTGGAATAATTATAAATTCAGACCAGGTCATAACTTCGATGTACAATTTCGAGGCGATACCAACACCTGAATTAAGAAAGAAGTTCGTAGAATTAGGAGAACAATGGTGGTGGGAGTCAAATAGACTTATGCCGATTAATTTATTTTTAGGCACTCAAATTGCAACTTACAAGAATTGGATTTTAAATTGTAATTCAAAAGACGTTACTGTTTTGTGGGGACCAGAAACTAGCTTGTCAAATATTATACAGAAACGTATTAAGAGGCGTTCTGTTCAACTTGTTCGCAAAATAGATTAAGCTGAACCACAATACTTACTGCATATGCAATCGCATGTGCTTTTTTAAAATAGTAAGTACCATCTTCTGGCTTTTGCCAAACTAATTCAGAAATCTTGGACTTACTTTCGTTGAGCAAGTGCCTCTTAGCGGGTCTAATTACAGCTAGAACTTCTGCTAGTTCCATTATAGTTTGAGGCTTCATCACTTTTAAAACATCTATATGATTATGAACGTGTGCTAAGTTCTTAACAACATCCGCATGTTGTAACAAATCCCACAAAGGCTCCTTATCAATAAGACTGTCAAGGTGTGCTTCATCACGTATACCATCATACAAACTATTGTTAAGAAAATCTAACTTAAAATATCCACGTTTTTCAGCTTCTTTATATTCTAAACTAGATAACCCAGAAATAGGATCATATGGAATAGGTTGTAGATATACACCACTATTATGCTTTGTCCAGTTATCACCTTTTTTGATACTAGCCGTTATGTGTCGAAAATGTGTAAGGACTGTGTCACGGTCAATTACATCAATATCTATATCTGTTTCTACCTTATTCATATTTTTAGTATACACTATTTCCATACCATTGTAAAGTATGCCGCATCAGTATCATTTTTAAAATACAATTTTCCTTGATAAGCAACATAAAAATCCTTGCAATGCGTATTGCACCAATCTACTAATTGTGTCACGTGTCCAGCACCTTCAACTAATAATTTATCATAATTTATATCATCATGAGACATAGCAGTCCATTCTAAAAACTCTTTGTTTTCAAAATCACTATGGAACCTTCTTAAGTTCTTTACTTTATTCTGCAATTTTCTAAGTCTTTCAAGTCGTTTCTTGACATTAGAATGTCGCATAAGTTCGCCATATTCTGCCATAGGCATTTCTCCTAGATATATATCTGATTATATACGATTATATACGATTTGTCAATAGATAAATACGTATATAATATTATGAAAGTTTACAATGAAAATTAAGTTATTAGATTTAGATATCGATTTAAATAATGAAATAGACCTTCACTTCTTGCATGAAAAGATATTGTATATAAAATATCTAAATTTACGCAATATAGAAAGTAGTGATATTTATACCAAAATATATAGAAAAGAGGTAGAAGAACTATGGCTTGAAAAGGCGCTAACAGGAAGTTGGCATTCAAACTCTAAAAAAGTATATAGATATGATGATGATAAGTACGAAAATGTGAGTGAAGACTTTACAATGTGCTGGAAGAAAACAGACAAAGACTTCGATAAACTTATTATCAATCTAACAAGCTATGCCGGACATGATGGCAGACTTACAAGTTCATTAACAAATGTGAGTGATAAAATATATAACCTCGATACAGATTTATTAATTGTAAATGAGGATCCATTACGGTTTCCTGAATCTTTATACCCTAGTGCAATGGTGTTAGGATGTAGTGATAAAAATAATACACAAGAAAAAATGTGTAATCAAATAAGAGAGTTTATCAAAAAGAAATACAGACATGTTATAATATATGCAGATTCAAAACATGCCGGTAGTGCCGTAAGTATAGCATATGAATTAAGTGATATTGTAACAAATGTACTAACTACAGGCGGACAAACAACATATTCATGGGAGCATTCTCCTTGGATTAAATCATATATGAAATGGCATAATAGACCAGAACATCTTAAGGACCAAAACTTAATAATGTTAGATGTTGCAATGATGCATTTAGTAAAATGTTGGGGGTTTAAAAAGTTAGATATTAATAATAAGACACTAGACCCATATAGATATCTAGGCGGATATCCTAATATAAAAGTAGATTACCTATATGGAAAATATGATACCGATTACAGTGGGTTTACAGATTATGTAAAACAGTTTGATTTTGAAAATTTGTGTGTTACAGAAATCGATTATAAGATATCAGACCATCAAAATCATAACATAAGACCGTATGTAGATAGAAAAATACTTAAAGATTTTATATATAATCTTCCAGACTCTTTATAAAATCTGGTCTGCTAATACGTGTCTTCTTTAGTAAACGTTGAGTATACCAATTCAATAAATCCATTTTATGCAGATTATATAAATCTTGGTAATGTATAAATCTTTCTCTATCAACATCACCGTATATAGATATATCTTTAGGTGATAAATTATCAATATCATTTACTACGAAAAGTTTATCTTTTGGGATACATATTAACGCACCCTTTTGCTTGTCTACTTGCGCCTTGAAGACGCCATAAAACGCCCTGAGAGCATCATCGTCTTCTTCGTGCATCCTACTAGTATAATATTCATTACATGCAACTTTAAACATAGAATTAAAATCTAAAGAAATAGACAGAAACTTGGTATGTGTACTATTAAATTTATTCGTTATTGTTCTATAGATTTCAGGGTTATCATAAGGTGAATCTAGTATCAATCTAGGATGTGTATTAAACAATACCTTAGTTGGTGAAAGTGAATCAAAATGAGGTTGAAAATCTAACCATATTTTATGCGATAGCATATAGTCTGTATAGTTTTCAACATGTTCATATCCGTTTCCTCTTAGGCCTAACGCATATCTATTTCTTCTTACTATTGCTTTATCTGTTTCCCAATATCTATCATGTTCATCCATAGTGGCATAGTTATCATAATAACCTTTAACAGAGTAAGAAATTATACCAGATAAGTAATCACCATAAGTTCCAGCGAAATATTCTAATAAGTGTGTTTGTTGATTTAATTTTTTTGGTATATGGTGTTTCATGTTTCCCAAGGAAATGTTATCCAATTGTCATCTTCTGAGTATAGTTCTTCATAATAATAATCAGTATCTACAATAGAATTTGGATCCATAATAAGTGATGCAAACTTAACATTATCGTGCCAAATGTTTTCCCAAGTTAACGTATCGTTAGGTAAGCAACCAGCTTTCCAATCATTCATGAGCCATGCAAGAGCATCACCGCCACGATTGATATCGTCAATAACTAATATGTTTTTTTGCTTATCTTTGTAACCAAAGGCATCTTCTGCCATCCAGCAATTACTTTCTGTATTTTCTTCAAGTCCATCTGCACCAAGTTGTATTGAAAGTGTATGCATTGGAATGTTAGTCATATGAGATAACATAACCGCTGGTACTAACCCACCACGTGTTATACCAACAATATAATCAGGTCTCCATTCACTTTCATACATTTGCATTGCAATGTGTTGAATGCCTTTTTCTACTTTAGACCAATCATAATTAATCTTCTTCATCTTCATCCTCCGGTCCTGGTGAATTCAAAAATGCATCTGCGATTTTATATTGCTCATATATATCTGCAAGTACTTTATATTTTTCTAAAGTCTTTTCATCAGGCTTTTGTAAAACTTTTAATCTTTTTGAAATATCATCTACTTGTTCAATGACTTCGCTCATTTTTCTTTCTTTGCCATTAACTGTCACATGCAAATCTGGATCTACATCTTCAAACGTGTACCCACTTCCGCCTAGTGTCAAACTAGAAGGTGAACTACTATATGTATAATCTGGCAACGTGACAGTAGTTGGAGAAGTCGATGTAACTGTCAAATCAAAAGTAGAATCGCTTAATATAAAATCTTCATCGACTCTTTGTCTTTCTAATTCTTCTTTTTTCCAAGTTTGTATTTCGTCAAATTCTTCCAGTAATTCTTTTTCCATACTTCCACTAATTCTTCTAGTCACAGTTTTGCCTCCATCTGGACTTTCATAAATATATTTTTTATCATTCATTTTTTTCCTCGACTTTTCTTAACGACCAACTGCCATCAGAATTTTCTATCCATTCCAACTCATCTTCATCGCTCCAGCCTAAACTTTTGATAACATCTTGTGGTAATACAAAATAACATTCTTTTGTGTCAGGGTCTTCTTGTATTTCTACCACTCTTGATGTTGCATGTGATACTTTTTTAGTTGCCATTACCGTTTCCCTTCTAAAAACTTTAAACGCTTTTCATAACGTTTGTTTTGTTCTAATAGATCCATCACTTGCGACTGCAAGACCTTTAGTGTCCTATTAGTTTGGTCTAAGGTATCTTTCAAACTATCTATTTTTTTAAATAGTAATTCATCTTTTGGGTTCATATTTTTGCTGTCTCCAAAACTTGTTTTACAAAAAGAACATCTTCGTTCCTAACTTGAAATTTTCTTGACCAAAATGTAGGTTCAAGATATTCATTAATCAAATTCAACTCATGGTCATTAAAACTATTTAAAAGTTCAGAACCAGAAGCAGAATTAAAAATAATCCAAGGGCTAATGCGTCCTGATTTGATCCAGTGTATAGCACGTGGCTTACTAATCTCCCTAAAGAATACATTATACGGTCTATCATTTTCCATTCCCCATTGTTGCATCAATAAAATGCCTCTTTCAACTGCACGTTCGGCAGTCTCTTTCTTATTTAGTTCTCTAATGTATGTCTCATACACTGCATCAGAGCACCATTTATCTAACTTGACTCCACTTGTTATAACAAAATCTATAAACTTTTCTGGGTCTATTGCATTTACGTCTATAATATATTTACCAAATTTTGTAAATGCAGTATAGTAACTACTCTTTGCAAAAGATTCATATGTTCTTTTCTTGCTACCCACAGCCTGTGATATTTCGTAAAATCTGTTATAAGCTAAAAATCCTAATCTAACATACTTAGAATCCTTATTTGTAAATCTTCTTTTTTGTTCGCACATATGAGCGATAAGAGTTTTCTCCCTCTTAAAACTTCTATTACAAAATTTACATTCAAACATCTATCATTACTCTTTCTGGCGGACCCGAGAGGATTCGAACCTCTGACCTCCTGTTTCGTAGACAGGCATTCTATCCAGCTGAACTACGGGTCCGTTCGGTTTAATAGCTATTGGCTTCTCCGTCTGCTTCAACGGCTTGCACACCGCCATGGATTTGCCAATTGCAACCCTGTGACTCATAACCTTTTTCTTCTAAAAACTCATATCGGGATTGCCATTCTTCGCTTTCCAATTGAGCATCATAGTCTTCTTCTAGTTTTTCTTTATCTTCATCAGACCATGCGTTATCGCCACTTCCATAAAAAACAAAGTCTTCTGCACAACCATCAAATGAGTCAATCATTTCGATATTTTCATAATCTTCGAAATCCCATATCTCACCATCTTCGCCTAAAGACGATTGTAAGTATTCGCATTCTTCTTCGTTTGTTATAGTAATTCTAAATGTACCATTACGCCACAATATTTCTGTGTTAAGTGCTTTTCCACTTTCATGTCTAAACATTTCAATCTCTGTTAGACTTTTCTTAAAATAAGCATTAATATCATATGAGCCGCCTACTTTAATTTCAGTTACTTCTTCACTCATCGCTCACGCCTTTCACTGCATTTACAAGTTCTTCTACTCTATCTTCTAATACACCAATAGTAGTATGTAGATGTCCGGTCGCTGTTGGTTGAATTCTTTCTTGCAGTATGCCAATTTCTTTTTGTAATACTCTAATTGTGTTTACTAATTCATCATTTGTCATTTCTTTTTCCTTTTTTTAGTTTTACCAAAAATGTCTTCAAACTCTTTATCGCTCATTCCAGTATCTCTTGCCATTTGTTTTATATCATCATCAGAATTCAACTGTCTAAACAATTCAATTTCATCGCCTTTCATATGAGGGTATGTTTGTGCTATAAACTGGGTAACTGTATCTTTCTTAATACGAGAATTTGGTGGTTTGATATATTCATGAAATTGTTTTTTGCCAGTTGATGTTAAACAAAATAACTTCCACATCAAATCTTCATGCTTATATAAATCTGTGTAATTCTTATTTACAAATTCATTTGTATTAAGTAACACTTCATCTTTGTCTTTTCCTTTGGCACTACTTGCATATCTAAGAAACAACCAGCTTGAAAACGTCTTCTTTTGTTCATCCGCAAGGTTGGAATACCAATCAAAGTCTCTGCGATCCATCGCACTGAGCATATCCTTTAGTGGTATTTTGTCTGCCATTTTTACTCCTTAGAAAAAATCATAACTGTTTAATACGTCTGGAATTCTATTTAAGTCTTTAACGAAATATGCACACTTTGGTTTAGGACCATGCTCTAATGGTATAACTAATATATGTCCATATTTTAGTTTTGGAAAAAACCATTTTACATCTGCAAATACGTTGTTAACTTTAATGTCTTCCCACCCCATTGTAAAGCCTGCGAGAGGATTTGTCAAGATAGTTTGAAAGGATCTTTCATTAATACTTGTCAATGGAATAAATTCTAATTGTCCTAAGTCAGGATCTCCAATTAAAATATTCCAATCTATTGGCATTTCTATTGTCCAAGGGCCGATACTTAAGTTAATACTAGGTGCGTTAAATGTTTCAATAAACACTAATGGAATAAAAAAGAAGTCTGGTTCATTCTTATCTGTTACATCCATTACGCAATATCTTATGTCTTCAATTTCATTTTCTGGTAGACTGTTCATTTCATAACAGTGATTTTCTGGTGTTAAAATTTTCATTAATAATTTACCTTATCTATTGTAAAAGGATACTCTGCATCCTTATAATATTTTTTACGTTCTGTTAAATGGCGTCTACTGAATTTACATCTACTTGTTACATCCCAAACATTCACAAAGTCTTTATCTTTTGCAATACGCACGCCTCGTCCTATAGACTGTATTACACGTACAAAACTTTTGCCTGGTTCAAGCAATACCAGATTGAATATTCTTGGAATATTAATTCCCACCGCGGCGACACCGTAAGTCGCAATAGTTATTGAATTTGTTGCTTGATTAATTTCATCATATGCATCTTTTCTATCAACTACTTTCATTGATCCCTGAACGAATTCAGAACCATCTAATAGTTCTTGTAACATATTTCCGTTACTAATTCTACCAGTTAAAACTAATGTATTGCCTGATTTAGATATATCCTTAATCATATTTGCCACATACTGCATACGTTTTTTATCTTCTAATAAAAACTTTAGTTCGCTTTGATAGTCACCATACTCTGCTGTTTCGCACGTTTGTACAATATTAACATGACACTTAGCAAGTACCCCTTGGTCTTGTAACTCTTTGGCCGCTAGTTTATTGATAACTTGTCCCAATGAACTTCTCAATGAAGCTGATTCCCAATCACTCTTTGGTATAGTTCCAGTCAAGCCCCAACGAATAGGAACATTCGAAAATACACCAGTTAGTAATTCTTTGAGTACATCTGCCTTTGCCTGATGAACCTCATCGACCATAACACAGATTACGTCTTCAATAAATTCCTGTATATTCGCTTCACCTTTTTTAGATTTTTTCAATAGCGAATTCAAACTTTGCCAAGTACAGATTGTGTGCGTTTTTCCTATATCTTTCTTATCACCAAAATACACACCCACGTCCAATCCACAGTTTTCATAATCTTCAAATGTTTGCCTTACCAAATCCTTATTTGGTACAATCACAATACTACGACCATAAATTTCTACTATCTTAGATAAAGTGGCTGTTATAATAGTCTTTCCTGCGCCTGTGGCGACCTCTTGTAAGCATTGTGGATACTCTATGAACTTATTGACAATATCTACCTGATAGTCTCTTAAAATGATGTTTTCGCCCTCTGCTACATGTCCAGTTGGCCATACAGTATCACCCCAATAATCTTCCGATACTTTTGTGAATTCCAAAGAGTGCGTTTCTCTGTTATCTTCAATTTTTACTTCATACCCATTGTCCATTATAACTGGCAATACATCATCAAGTAAATTTAAAAATGTTCTACCACCAACATCGCAGAACCTCACTGTACCATCCCAACGTCCTAATTTAAATGCTGGCATATGATACGCATGTGGCAAGAAAAACTTTAACTTGTCAGAACACTTCCTACGAGTAGCCGGGTCGAGTCCTTCTAATTTAATGTTTACTTCATCCTTGATTTTAATGATACATTCTTTCATCTATTAATCCATATAATCCGAATACATATAATTTAAATATGCATGGCCATCTTCTGTTAATCTTTCTGGCGTCCAAGCTGGATTAAATGTGACTTCTACTTTACAGTCATTAATACCATCTACCGCCGTTGCCGCATCCTTCACATCTTGTACAATGATATCTGCCGCTGGACAGAATGCACTTGTCAAACTCATAGTGATATCGCAGTAACCTGTTCCTACTACTACATCATATATCAGTCCTAGATTATATACATCACACCCCATTTCAGGGTCATGCACACCTTTGAGATTTTCTATAATCTTATTTTTTGTTTCTTCTACATTCATTATGATTTGATTATAGCATGTTTCGAAAGAAAATGCAATAGTATAAATGAAAAAAGACGATACTAGGCGAGTGAGAGAAACCTAGTACCGTCTCGGTATAACTAAGATGGCTCTTAGTTAACTGTTGTAGCTTTATGCCGCTCGTTTCATACAAGTGGTCTCAGCTAAACTCTTCCATCTGTCTCCTGACTTAGACATATTTCTAAGGTCTGCAATTTTCTGAGCCATTCTCAAAGAAACTTCTCTCAATTTCTTTTGATTTTCAACCATGAAGTCAATAATTTCAACTTCCTGTTCCTTGCTCAAACCTTTAGTATCAAATAGACCACCGTCTCTCGCAATCTGTTTAATTCTCAAGATTTTATCTCTTGCAGTGTCCATAGTCAAATCAAGATAGTGACACCTTGAAAGAATTGCTTCCAAGTGGTCTTTGATTTTGTTACCTTTAACTTTATCAAATTTCAAGTTAGTGATAAAGATAACTGAACCTTTGAATTCGAAAGTATCAGGAACACCTTCCCTTCTTAAGAAATGTGAGTCAGAGTTCCAAGAAATCTTCCTCTTCTTACCGCTATCAAGTGCGGCCTTAAGAATGTTTAGTGCATCCTCATTAAAAAGAATACTATCACAATCGTCTAGTACTACGATACTCTTTGGATCAGAGTATTTGTAAAGTGTAGAGTAAAGACCAATCGCAGACATTGTACCTTTTACAAAAGTATGTCTAAGAGGCTTATCAGCCATCATGTCAAAGATTGAATCCTTTTCAAGTACTTGCTCAACACCAAATGTTTTACCAACACCAGGAGGTCCTGAAACTACCATACCTCTAACAACACCATCGATTGTTGCCTCGGTCATTTCATCTAAAATAGAGAAACGTTCAGCAATCCGATTCATCGCCTCTTCATCTGTTTCATTAACAGACGCAACAGAACCTTCAGAAACTTTTACATTTTCTGGGTCAACTTTAACCCTAATCTTAGGATTATTAAATTTACTTTCCTCAGCATTAACAGTAATAAACCAAGACCCGTCTTTAGCTTGTTTCAGACTTGAAACAACCGGAAACGCACCTTCTACTGATTCATTTCTATATGTACCTTTTTCGATTTGTGCTACTTGCATGTTCTCACTCATGTATTCACTCCTATGTTGTGTTTTAATTTTCATTATGTATATACTATAACACGATTCGCTATATTGTCAAGTTTTTGTACCTATTTAATTTCATTATTATTTGCGGCTTCTTTAAGTTGTTTACGGCCGGCTGTCTGGGAGTCTCCAGATTTCCATGTTTTATATGTATGACAACATGCACATAATGTCTGAAAATTAGAACCATCAGTTGGTTCATTATATGGATTGCCGTCCATATGGTCTACTTGTAACATCGGTTGAGGGAATCCATAATCTCTTAACCATTCTATTGATTTAGGCAATGGCGGGTCATAATATATATTGGTGGTGCATTTAAATCCCAAACGACCATCTATATTTTCACAGTAAGGTTTTCGCCATTGTAAATGATAAGGGGTGCCGCCATGCTGTTCACAGTATTCAGAAAACTTAAGTTCTCCTTCGTGATTTGTTCCTAACAATGTTGCTTTTTTTCTACAATTCTTAATTGTACATGTCGGATATTGGCGCTTTGTTAAATTCGATGATAAATTTTGAAAATTCTTTCGTCTTAAATTGTGACACTTTCCGCAGTATTTTCGCCAAACAGGCTTGTCTGCTGATGCCGTATTATGTGCTAAATCTTCACATCCTTCTGTTTGACATACCGGTCGTGGTACAGAATAATCATTCCTTTGGGCTTTAGCCATATCATAACCTCCGTTCAATCTCTTCCAGTTGTTTAAGATGTTTATTATGCTTATCACGTATTAGTACATACTTGTCCCAAGTTGCATAATTATGACTTTCCGGTCCATGCATACTATTACGCATTCCAGCACTAGATTTTGCCAATGCTTCACCAAATGGCCACCACTCTAATATTTCTTTTGTATCTTCCTTATATACCAAATATACCGGTATATTTTTAGAAATAGCATCTTCCAGTGTGTTGTTTTTCAAATTCATTCTTTATTCCTCAAACTTGTCTACAATCTGTACAGTTTCTTCATTCACTGCTGTTTCGATTACATATTCTACACCATCAAGTTTTTGAGAGTGAAAATATGCTTTTGCGTCTTTCCACTCGGAGCAATATGCCACAACTTTATTAGTGCCTTTAATTTTTACAGTATACAATATTATGCCGCCTTTTTAATATAAGGTTTATCCCATTTACCGACATTGATGTTTACATAAAATGCGGTATCAAAATAATCAATCATTGCATCTGAGTTGTCATAATATGCTCGTCCGCCTTCGGCTTTAGCAGGAGCAGTATGACAAATTTCTTTGATATCGTCAAATAACGATTCATATTTCCCATACATATGTGTGTGATAATGATTAATCTGTGCATGACCAGTGAACGGATAAAACTTATCGTTGTTATAACGGTCAGTATGACCCATGTCCTTATCACCATAAAAGTCCATTACGCCTTCCATAATTGAAACGCTAATGCCTGTATAATGGTCACGTGTTACTGAGAACTTGATGTTTTTACCGAACTTCTCTTTGAGTGCTTTACGAACTTCTTTTACTTCGTTAGTTGAAATATAAGCCATATTGTTTACCCTCTTTCTATTGATTATGTAAACATTATAGCATGATTCGTGATTCTGTCAAGTTTTTGGGTATTTTAGTCTTTATTTTTAGGTATTTTTGCCCATCTGTCAATTTTTGTGCCTTTTCTGTTAGTATATTCTACTCTTAAATGAGTAAGGCCATCGGGCGCTTTGATTGATTTGAATAGTTTTTTAAGTCCTAAACCTTCTTTTTCTTCTATAAATTCTTTATCATCAGTGAATTTCACTTTGATTTTTCTCGTCATAAATCATCTTTGGTTGATTGTTTGGCCCTGGCTTTAGAGGCCAGGGCATTATATTATGTTTTACCCAAACACTTTTTCGTCTGCTAAGGCTCTGTAACCAGCGGCTACAACCCTTCTTAGGGGAGCTCCTAGTCTGTATACAGTTTTACCATGTTTGCTTTTATTAGCATATACGGCGTAACCTTTCATTCTCAAAGCACTGATAGTTGCTCTCGGATTTGCAACTCCATACCTATTTTTCATAGTAGCTTCTGTCAATGCTTCTCCGTCTTTTAATGCATTGATTATTTTCTCTTGTTTTGATGTTTTCATCATTTCTCCTTTAGGTGTTAGTGTATCTTTACGGTTTAACCAATTAAACATAAAGTACCTCCTTTTCTTATGGATTAGAATATCATAAGTTGCGTAGTATGTCAAGGAAAAAAATAGGCAAAAAAGCCGCAGTTTTATTAGCTTTTTATAAAATTATTTGTCTGAAATTGTATCTGCGTTAGCTAGTTGGATGTTTCTACGCTTGTTTAAAGCAAAGAAAACATGCCTCTCACTTTTGCCATCTGAATTTAATTCATAATAGTCATATTGTACTATTTCAAATCCTGCACGAATCATAAACAATCTGTAGTTATCCGGATGTAATGTAGCATAATATTTGTGTTCGTTTGTTGAATGCGGAACTTCAATATAAGCCCAACCATTGATTTTCATCATTCTATTGAGTTCTAAAAGCGTAAAAAATGGCATATGAGAAAACTGCAATGATTGACGCATCCATACCACATGAAAATAGTTGTTCATTACTTGATTAAAATTGTAATCCATAAGATGTACTTTTAAGTCTTTTGCTTTACATTTGTCCCATTCTTCTTTTTCAATAGTAATTCCCTGAACGTTAGTGTATCCCAACTCGGAAAATTTTTCCATAGCATAACCTTCATTACAGCCAATATCTAAGATATTGATATCTTTCTTATCTGGATATGAGTTCTGTATAAATGGTATTAATTGTCTATCAATTATTTTTCTGTCTAATTCAGTTTCTGGTAGTCTTGCTACCTCATTTTGCATAGAAAACTTAAAGTTATTAAGCCTAATCCATTCTTCCGTAAATTCAGTCATTTAGTCCTCTTTGTTGATAAACATTTCTACTATTGGATGTTTATCTATAAATCGCATTGTTATTTCATAGGTATCACAATTCTCTAATCTGATATTATGATTACCAATATCCATCATTATCTTCTGTAGCTTTAAGATAAGATTTTGGTCTACTTGTTTAGGTATTAAACAATAATGTGCATTATTATTTGGTTCTAGTGCTATATGGTCTTGAACATCATAAACTACAGTACCCATTGCAGTTGCATCA